CTGAGAAACTCCTTAGGAATGACCTAGCATGGGTTCGTGAGGTCTTAGCTAAAGATGTTAAGGTGCCTCTGTCACAGCCTCAGTATGACGCCCTAGCATCCTTTGTATTTAACTTAGGTGGTTCTAACTTTAGATCGTCTACACTACTCAAGAAGCTTAACGCTAAAGACTACGTAGGTGCTGCTGATGAACTCCTTAAGTGGGATAAGCAGCGTCAGAATGGTAAGATGGTAAAGCTCCGTGGTTTGACTAAGCGTAGAAAAGAAGAACGAGAGTTGTTCCTTAGTGGAACTGAAGTATAAATTATATAGGGTGGGGACCTTAGAAGGAATGGAAATGGAATATAACGGGGAATGGCACTTGAACAAGAGCGTACCTATCGCCCTCATCTTTGCTATATTTATACAGACTGCTGGAGCTATTTGGTGGGCTTCTACCATAAATGCAAAAGTAGACGAGCTTGACCGAAGTATATCACAATCTAATGTTATCCAAGTAGATGACAGTCGTGACCTTGCGTCTGAGAACCTACGCCAATGGGCTAGGATCAATGTCTTAGAAGATGCAGTACAAAGGATCACAGCTAACAACAATACTCTTGAAGCTATCTTAACAAGACTTGAGGAACAGGTTAAAGAGAACAACTCATTGCTGAAGGAATACCTACGTGGATCAGGTTCCCCTCAATAAGAGAAAGACATGGAGTAGGGAGACAGCTTTTATACTACTGTCTGTCCTCTGCTGGACTATCTACCAGAATAATGTAGGTATGGCTGAGGTTATTGTCTGGCCTATTACTACATATGCAGCTATTGCCTTTGGGCTTAAGCGTATAGATGAATCAGAAGGTATATGGGGTAGTAAAAAATGATTAGAATTGGGATTGCCTTAGGTGTCTTAATCATTGTTGTAGTAGGCTCAGTCTACGTAGGCATGAGATGGGATGACAAGAGTGATGAAAAAGCTAAAGTAGATACACTAGAGAGGATTCAAGATGCAGACACTAGCAAAGGTGATACCGAAGATGACCGTTCTTGGGTGCTTGATTTTGTTGACAGGTTGCTTTCCGACAACTGATGATGCAGTAGGGTTAAGAGCCTTAGAGCCTTCTATCAGAGACTTAGGTGTAGAGGTCATTAGGGTTGACGATGGAAATCTCACGTCAGCTTACAGGAACCTAGCTGCTACATGGAAGGCTGCTGTTAATGACTAAGTAAAGAATGTTACTAAACCTCGGACAAGAATACTTTGTGTCCTATACTTTGTAACAACTGAACGAAGACTATCAATACTAACCTGAGTAACCAATAAAAAAGACTGACCTTAGAATTAACTAAAGCCAGTCTCATAAGTTTTAATATACAGTAACCCTCGTTGCCTTAGTTGGTAGCGGGGGTTTTTCGTTTGTTACAGAGGCTCACTCCACTGAATACACTTAAAGTCTCGGATGAAAGACCCTTGGGTATCAGCATACTTAACTGCCTTAATGATATCACCCATGCAAGCATCTTCCGTAGTAAAGAAGTTACCGTTAGTGATTACCCCACAAGATGTAGGATTCTCCATTGCGCACATTAGTGCTACTGCTGTAAACATTAGTCCTTATTCCCTCTGCCAGAGTTTTCTGCATTGTTGTTATCAAGAGATTTACCAGGTGCTGACTGATCACCGTTACCGAAACCATTGTTACCCTTCACACGTTCTGGCTTGTCACTATCGTTAGTATCACCAGAATCATCAGTACTATCGTCATCATCACCTTTGTCATTGTCATTAGTACCCTCATCTGGTTCGTCTGGATGCTCATTTCCCTCGTCGGGGTCTCCTGTGTCATCAGTACTATCGTCAGTATCATCAGGGATGCTCATTTCCGTCGTAGGGTCATCATCGTCACCATGCTTGATAATGTTCCATACCTTAGCTATGACTGAAGGGTTGTCCTCTCGACAGGTTTCTACTGGTGTATCAAGTTTACCATCGTATACTATATCCTCGTTACAAATGATTAGTTCACTAGACACACAGCCTGATAGTACGATTGCTGTAGTGGTCAGTAGTAGTAGTTTCATTGTAGTCTCTCTTGTGTAAAGTGAAGCCCCCGCTCCCAGTGTTACTTAAACTGTGGATCATCCAACAGCCGCTGTAAATACTTACGCACCTCTTGCTTACCAACTAACATCATTAGTACCCGAAGTCCTGAGTACACAATCTTACGTGCATCGTATTCCCTCGTAGTGCCTTCCTTATCACCCCACCTACATAGGACCTTACCTACGTTACCTAAGTGGAACGAATGCTCTTTCCATTGCTCTTTAGCCTTGTAGTCAGCAAAGTCATTCCACGTGTTCCAACCCTCCCTAAAGTCATAGTATTCGGAAGGTCCACCATCTGACATAGTGTTGGGTCCAACTTTGTATCCTTGTTCATTAACTTTGTATCCTTTATCATCCCAAGACCAAGGTTGACTACCTACAGGCTTAAATTCAGTTTCACCAACCCACCAAAAATCACTACCATCAATGTAAGTGCAGTACCACTCCCCCTTCGTACCCCCGAGTACAACTTCCGTACCTAATGGAAATTCGTGTCCAGTCTTGTTTTCAGTGATAACTACCCTATCACCAGCCTTGTAATCACTCATGTTCTTCTCCTTAAAGTATTTTAACATGGCATCATAATATCTCATGTTAAGTCAACAATTTCACATACGTCACCACTACAGGCCATAGTTTGCATTCCTGATGTAGTATCCTCAAACTCATACTCACTTAGTTTAGCCCATTCGATAGACTTAGGCATCTTTTCCTCAAGTTCAAGGTACTGCTCTTTAGTACATTCCTGATAAGGAGCCTGTTGGTAGCTACCACCATCGTGAGGTAAGAAGCTTACACCAGACATTTCATCAAAATGCTTATACACAAAAGCACCTACTTCAAACCATTCATCATCCTTTACACTTACTGTCACACTAGGCTTATGCTCACACCAATGTCTCTGATACGTAAGCCATGTTTCCAGTTGTTCAATAGCTGTCATGTCATCTCTTGTGACACATACATCAGGAGACTTAACTGGGAAGCTAAACACTGTAGTAGTATCAGGCTTCATAACACAGGGTTCACTAGGTACTCCTTGGTCAATCATTAGCTGTGTCAGTGGGTCTTTACTATCTCCACGCACGGTTCGGATATAGTACTCGGAGTGACGAGTGTGAATCCCACTAGCAGAATCAACAAGCTGAGATACGGTCCCACTCGGCTTAACACAAGTAATGGCGCAAGAGATAGGAATGCCCAGATGCTCGGCCCATTCGGCGTTTGTAGAAACTGCCAGTAGTCGCAGACGTTCAAGTAGTCCATTGAGGTCTCCATTCTTTGAGGTCATCAACGGATTGTCCATGATGCCTGTTAGGCTTACGCCAAGGAGTCGTTCTTCTTCTGTATTACGCTGCCAAATCTTCCTTAGGTAAGGGAAGTGAGTATACGTTGATTGGATAGTCCCCAAGATAGTTGCGAGTCTGACCTTTCGTTCAAGGTCTTCAATTGTGTCAGTAGCTCGGACAACAACTTCTGTAAGGTTGCAGAACTGATATGGTCTAAGGATGATTTCGCTACAAGGGTTAGTTCCAAAGTCATAACTACTGTCTCGTCTTCCATACTTCTCCGCCTGTTTCTTAGAGGCTACACGGTTGAATACACCACGTTCACCTGACTTACTCTCTACTAACGAAGTCCACTCACGCATGAATGTCTCTACATCTGGCTTCTCTGTGTAGCACACACTGTTGTTAGCCAAGGCTCTATGACCTTGGGTCTCCCACCACTGTCCACTCATAGCATGACGCATACGATCATCACTAAGGTTACTAAGGCTAATCATAGCTGACCTACGGACACCACCGACTACAACCACTTCACCAATCTTACACATAATATCATGACATTCGATAGATGAAAGCTTACGTCCAGCAGCACCTTTGAACTTATCAATAGTAAACTGAAACAAGTCAACCAAGGGAGCAGGTCCTGAGGCTCTACCACCAAAGGTCTTAAGTTTAGCACCAGCAGGACGAACTTTAGAAATATCCCACTTAGGAATCTCACCAGCCCATAGAAGCGATAGAACCTGGCGATAGGCTTTAGCCCAACCCTCTTTACTATCCTTTACTACTACAGTTGTCTCACTGTTGTATAGCGTATCAGGAACCTCAGGCAGCTTCTGTACGTACTGACGCTCTACACTAAAGCCTACACCTGTGCCACACAGCAGGATGAACATAGCCTCGTCAAAAGACTTAGGGTCATCTACAGGCAAGTAAGAGCAGTTGTACATGCAAGTGTTATCACGATCAGCAGCCTTACCAGCAGTCATCATAGCTCTCATGCTGGGCATAACTTCTAGGTTCAGGATAGCTTGTTCAATCTCGAATGATACACCTTGCATATCACTATTCTTACCATTCAAGGGCTTAATCTTATCGTTAACAACATTTGTAATATACCGTTGAACTGTCTCTCCAAAGGTTTCTCGTCGATTCTCATCAGGTAGCCATCGTGCATATCGTGACAATGCAATAAATGTTTGGTATTGTGTCGGCAGTTGGTTGCTCATGTATTTTCCTTTGTCAATTCTTCTAGTCTGTCTGCTACCTCAAGTAGCCAAGCAAAAGACCCAACACCTCCGTAGATGCTGGACCTAGCCAATAGTCTCATTCGTTCGATCATCTTAGCATCTGTCATACTAGGTCATCCAATGATACCTTAGGATAACACAAGTTCTTAAGAACCTTACCATCCTGATTATACTTGATAGAACCATCTTCCTGATACATACGCCCCATGTTATTCTCATGCACACGTTTGATTGCTTCGTTAAGGTCCCACCCTTTAGAGTTAGCTAGTCCAAAGCATACGTACACTAGGTCAGCTAACTCCTTAAGCTCTGCCTCGGGCTGGTCTACAGGTTTACCGTTAACCTTTAGTCCAGAGTTCTCAGCATACCATTCGATATACTCCTCAACGATAAGCTTGGCACCCATGGTAGGGTTCTTGTCTTGCTTAGCGGTGAAGCGGTAGTCTTCTACCATCTGTAAGATGTTCATTACTTGTAGACCTCCTTAGGGGTAAAGAATAAAGAGACAGTCATAGGCCACCTACTGGTATTTTCCTGCATACTGAAGTCACACTCCCAGCCTTCCTCTGTGTTAGGGTAATACTGGAAGCTTAACTCAGCGTGTGG